CAGGGGTGTTCACTCTCTTCGCGTTCCATGTCCTCGTCGAACATCATCAGTACAGCGACGCTGCACCACAGACAGAAGATCGCCCAGCCGATTGCGATGCTCATCAGGATCGGGCCGATGTTTGCGAGTATTTCAGTCATTGGTTTCATCCCTTTTTGACACCCAACATCTCACGAAACGATTTCGTGAGAATCAACAATTGACGTGCGGCCTCTGCATCCCATTCGAGACGCTGGAGCAGAAGATTCGCAGAGTCAACCAGCTTGCCGCCGGTGACGACTTGCACCGCCAGATCCAGATTGTCACCAGCGGCGTCGAGTAGGTGGTCATTGGGTCATTCCTGCAAACAGATCCATCTGCTGAGCAGAACTGCTCTGCGATTCAGCAAGCGTTAAGTTCTTCTGTGCCTGTGCAAAGTATTCAGGCTTTAGTTCGCAGCCGTAGAATCTGCGAGGATCTCTGATCGTCTTGCCTGTCTTTGGAGACTTGCCGCCAAGCGACATAAACCCCTCTGATCCAATTCCAGCAAACGGACTGAAGACAATTTCTCCGGGGTTTGTGTACAGCAGGACGCAGCGCCGAATCACTTCCAGTTGCAGCGGGCAGATGTGCTTTGTGTCCTCTTCTGATTTTGCCGCTGCTGTGTTGAGCGTGTCAGTTTCGTGGATGTCATCCCAGCAGCCTTCAGCCCAATCGATCCAGTCGTTTCGGCTGACCTGCGACTTGGAGTTGATCTTGACAGCATTCTCGCCCGGCTTCCGAAACTTGATCAGGTAGTCATTCAGCGTTCCGCGCTGTCCGGCCCGATCGTTTTCCAGTCCGCTGAATTGCAGTTCTCTTGACCGCGTTCGAATCGCCTGAGATTGCGGATTCTTTCGTACGGTCCAATCGTATTCGTAGACCAGGCCCGCTCGTTCACCCAGCCTGATGTTTGTGCCTCGGAAGTCGCACAGGCCAACGCCACCAGATCGCTTCATTCGGGGGATCTGGCAGACGTGAACGACAGCAGCCCGGCCCGGCTTCAGCACTCGCGCCAGCCCATGAAACATGAACGACAAATGGACTGCCGCCTCACCGCCCATCGAATCGACGTTGCCGATGTCGCCGGTGGCATCGCTATACGCATAAAGACTCGGGAAGGGGGGCGAGAACACAGCGAAGTCTACTGACTCCTCCGGCATATCTTCGAGCATGTGTGGAATAGCATCGCCGTGATAAACCTTCCATTGTTCTCCATGCCGCAGTAAATCATCCATTGTGCAACTCCTTAAATAGTTCTTCTTGCTCCGCTGTGTCTGACTCAACACGCCCGGCCTTTCGCAGTACGTTATCCACGAATGGCACTTCCAGCTCCGTCACTGGAATATGCACGTTCAATGGTCGCGTTGAACCGATTCGATTTGACCGTTTGACGCACTGATAAAATTCCTCATAAGAATCCTTCAGGCCGCTGAAGATTTGCCGCGTGCAAATCTGAAGATTCAAACCAAACCCGAGGATCTTGCCCTTCGAAATCAGAACCTTCTTCTCACCGCGCTTGAATGCGTCAATCCCGATCTGTCGCTTTTCTTCTGGTGTGTCACCACTGATCGAAACAGCATCCGGAAACATCGCCTCCATTGTTTTTTGTTCATCGTTGTAATGACACCAGATGATCGTGCTTTCGTCAGGCCAACTATCGACCTGTGCGCGAATGAATGCAGGCTTCAATGAATTTCCACCTTTTGCGATGCGCGACAATTTCCCTCGGTCTCCGATTCCGCCGATGTTGTTCGTGATAAGCGAACCGGTTACGGATTGTGCGGCTTTCCGTTGCTCTGGTGTCAGATCGATATGATCGATATGAATGTGAATCGGTGGCGTGACTCCGACGTTGTCCTTCCATCCGTACGTCGCAGGATTCGTGAGGAAGATCGACCAGTCAGCCAGTGACCGATAGAACGGCTTCAAGGCGTGCGGCTTCAGCTCCCATCGGTTTTGCGTCTCGCCACGATTGATGAAATACGATGCGAGGAATTCATTGACCGTCTTTGCACGATCCAAAAACACAGCGTGATTCGCAAACTCTATTCGGTCGTTTGGCGCAGGTGTTCCCGTCGCGCACATCTTCCATTCCAATCCCCGGCCCAACTCAATGAGCCGCGTACCCCAGGCTCCGTAATGACTCTTCAGCATGGATGATTCATCGAGAATCATGGCAGCGAGTTTTCCAGGCGTTAACCCTTCGCGAATTGCTTCGTAATTCGTGACAGCAATCTGTGAGTCGAATCCGTTTGGTTCCGAGTTCAGCCAGTGCTGTAAGTCGAATGCGCGAACTCGGGCGATGCCGTTTTGTTCGCCGTACCATTTCGCAGCTTCATCGACTGTCTGATTGCATACCATTAACGGTGACACGATCAGGATCTTTCCGCCGGTCACCTTCGCAGCGTGGCGAGCGTACTCAAGGATCATCATCGTTTTGCCGAGTCCACAGTCAGCGAAGATGGCGTATTTCTGCTTCCGGATTGCTGTTTGCGTGATGTCTTTTTGGTAGTCGAACAGCCCATCGACTGGCGTATATTTCGCTGTCTTCTTGCGTTTCGCTTTCATTCCGAGCGTTGCTGCGTACTCGTCAGGAACAATCGCAGACGTGCCTTTGAAATAATATGATGGGCATTGCCGCACATTCAGAAACATCTGGTAATCACTCGGCGATCGTGTGTCAAAATCGAACCTCACATTACCCTCCTGACTTCAACGCTTCCATCGTCCAGCTTTCGAGTACTCCACCGCCAGCCCGCACACTCTGGCCGCTTCTTCCGCACCTTCCCGACCTGCGATTGGATCTGCCAGCAATTCAGAGTGCGAATGATTCGCGTCTCGCCCAGCTTCCATTCGTACCATCGTCTAGCGTATCTTATTTCACTGATCATTACGGTTCCTTTCCATATCCTCGAGTTCCATGTCGTCTTCAAATATCATGCCCACGATCACAATTGACCACAGGCAAACGATCAACCAGCCGGTGCCGATGCACATCAGGATCGGCCCGACGTTTGCAAGTGTTTCAGTCATTGTCCGCCTCCAAATGAAACTCAAACCGAATCACATCCCCAGGCCTCGACTCACCCACAAAGCCGCATCGCTGCAGACACAACTGAGCGGCCAATGACATTCCCGGCACGTCAACTCTCAATGTGTCTCGACGCTGGTGGCTCAACTTATCTTTGAGCCTCTGCAACATCGCCGTACCGACACCGCATCGCCGCTCGATGGGATCAACGCCCATTCTCAGAATCTCAATCCGCCATCGGCTCAGCCGGTAGATCACATAGCCGAGGACGTGCCCGCGATCCTCAGCCACGATACCGATTACGTTTCGGTCTTTCAGCATGTCGATCAGGTCGCTGTAAATCAGTGGCTCCAGGTAGCACCGCTCGTCGATGCAAATGATTTCTTTGTTGTCACGATTGATTTGCCAGCGGATTGTCAGGTCGTGTGCCGTGTGCATTGCAGTACCTTTCAAAATGAAAACGTGACTGACACATTCTTACCTGAAGTCGATGGCCATATTACACGAACCACATTGAATGATTCCGACTCAAGATAAGCCAGATACGACGCGACTTCAGAATCTATCGGTGGAAGTTGTACTGTTCGTGTTTGCATCGTTCTTTTCCTTGCTTGCCGTTTGCGTGTCTGATAGGTGCAGTGTAGTCCCTATACCCTGCGTGTCAATTGATGTATCGACGATGTTTCAGAATCAGATCAGGAATTTTTCGAGGATTGCCGCAAACTCTGTTTTTTCTGGGCTTTTAGCGTCCGGATTTCTTTTGCTGAAATTCGATAAAAGTGCTGACCGGCCTCTGGAACGTCGATCCGATGCCCGATTTTGCCGTCACGACAGAGTCGCACGACCCACTGATAATGGTAGCCGACAATCCTCGCTGCCTCTGCTGGTGAGTATGTTTTTTGTAGTGTTGCCATGCGGCCAGTGTATCGCCTATTGTGGGCTTGTCAATAATAACGCGCAGCGAGCCGCACCCGATCGAGTGCGGCCCTTCCCAGACTGCGTTTTTGCGGGCCTGCTTCCCGCGTGCAACTATGACGTGATTCAGCTCACCGCCGCGACTGTCCGCCGCGACAGCACCAGCCTTCCTGTCACCTCGACAACGTCGTCCACTTCCGATCCCTGCGTCTGGCTGCTCTGGATCCGAAAATACTGCCGCTGGCTTTAAGGACGAAGATCAATTGCCCGGAATGTGAACCAGTCACATTGCCGCTGTAGACCTGCGAAGCCTCGGTCAGCGAGACCGTCTCCAGCACCGACAGCGTTGAAGGATGCGTGACGTCACACGTGAGCGTGAGCCCCGTCGGCAGTGCTGGGAATTTGATTGGTGTCGTTGCCATAGTTTGTCTCTACAAGTCAACTTCTCGAATGTCTTCTTGCGTATGTCAGTAGGGAGTGAGCGTCACCGTCAATGGCATTGGAAACGCGGCGTTATCCGTGCTCACTTTCGCAAGCACGATTTCCGAGAGGCACTGAATGTCCGGTCCGGCATATTGCCAGCGTCCCGAAGCTCCGCTGGTGGTTCCTCCAGTAGCCGCCACTGGGCTGAACGCCTCAACTCTAATAACGCTAGGAAAACTCAAATACTCGACTCTGTATCTACCGATCGCCGACGGTCCGCCAGGTGTGCAGAACGCATCCGCCAATATGATTTTTTCCTCAGATCGCATGATATAGCAAACCTCGGTTGCAAATTTATTTCGCATGTCGAACACGCCATAATACAACGACCGACACAGATACGATCCGCCACCGGGATTGCCTACAGTGAGCCACGCCCGCCGAGGGACTATTGTGTCTCGGCAACATGTCGCAAATCCACACACTAATCCCTCCACCCGCTGACAGCAGCAGCCGAGTTGCATTTCCATCACGCGCCCTCCCGGTCGGCCATCGCTTCACAGTCACCAAAGAACCACCAGTGGCCCTGGATCCAGCGAGCCACGCCGAAGGTGTCGATTGCGTGTGCCGTCGATTCGCTGTGATTGTAGACAGTAATTTGTCGCACTGGATCTGATTCGGTGTACTCTTCCGCGTCAATGTCCCATTCGCAGACTGTTGCGTCTCCGGATGTGGCTCCGGTTTTTGAGTCTGAGGCCACTGCGAGATCGTCGTCAAGGATGACACAGATGTCACTCACTGCTTCGTGATTGCTGGGCCGTGTCCCGCCATTCGGCGACTGTTGACGCGACAGGTAATCGTGCCACAGTTGCCGGGCTTGCTCAGGCGTGAATATCCCGATGTCCGCCATCGTTAGCCTTTACCCCTTGAGATCATTCGTTCGCACACTATCCGCGAATATCACAGAGCAAATCAATTGCCGCAATTGTTGGCGTGACTGCTGTTCCGGTCGCGGCGTCCGTGCATGTGATTGCAATTCGAACGTCAAACACATCACCGGCCACCAGCCCCGTCGGCGTGATCGTGAACGGGATGTCAGCGAATGTCAGCGAGTTGATCGAAGTTGCGGCTGTTGCACACAGATCTGATCCGATGCCAGTTGCCTTGTCGAGTTTGTAGCATTGCACATCGAGCGTGCATGATGTGTCAGCCACGGTCGTGACCATTCCGGCACTCATCGACAGTGTAATTGTTTGCCCGGCGTCGTAGCATTCCGGCAGTTGCATCTGAAACCGGGCGTATCTGGTCGTGGCTCCCAGAGCCTTCATGTCGCCGCCTGAGATTGTGGGCGGTGCGGTCGCGAACGTGCCGCCAACCAAAGCGAGATCGTCTGTCGCTGCGGTGCCTGGCAGATTGGTCTGAAACGCATCCCACACCCGCAGCAATGCGAAGTTGATCGGGAAGATTGCGTTTGCGTCCTGGGTCAGGATTGTTGCCCGAGACTGAGCAGAGACGCCCGTTTCTTTAATCGACAGCGAGCCGGTTAGCCTTAAGTCGGTCATTGTTACTGATGACATGGTGAGTCCTTTGCTTTCAAATCAATCCGAGGCCAGAGTACGGCAGCTCGCCATACACCTGTGTGTAGTTAAAAAGAGCGTTATCAGGATTTGTTTCCTGCGTTCCGTCTGCTTTCAGCAGAACCGGCTTTGTCACATCGCGGCCCGTGTCGTCTGTGGCCCGTCGTATTACTGAGCCGGATTTGATGTACAGCCCTTCGTGCCGCCATCGCTTGCGCCATGCCTGCGCGGCAGTAGCTCCCGCCAATGGGCGACGAAATTGGATCCGTGCTGTGACATCCCACTGCTCAAGCGGTGCACCAAATTTGAATTGATTCGTTGCTGAATACCCGACGAGTCTTGCTGTTCCGGGTGGCCATCCGAGGTAGGTGTCAGAGTTGGTGGCGTGTCGGTATTCGGCTGCAATGAATGTATCGACCGTGAAGAACTTGCGTCGAATCACTACAACGCTGTCAGAGATTTCCATCGACAGCCCATCGACCGGTTCATAGTTCGCCGTCAGAATTGCCCGACCGTTGTAATCTCTGTCAATTGGCTCTGCGGACGTTGCGTCTGTCCATTCCACGTCAACATTCGGATCGAATGTCTGCCCCTCATATCCGATCGTCACCTGCCAGAATATCGGACTGATCTGTTGTGGTTGTTTCGTCCGCACATACGCATCGACGCCGCTGAAGTGCTGGTCACCGTAGGCCGGCAGTAAGCCGCTGTCTGCGATTGTCGGAGTCGTGTCGCCAATTTCTGCGAGCACCTGATAGCACTCCGTCAGGCTGTACTGTGTCGCAAAGTTGTCATACTTTTCTGACGCACCCTGTCCGCCGGTCTTGCTCCACATTCTTGTGACGTTGATGACGCTCATAGTGCAGGCACCATCCTCGGGCCTTTTTTCTTTTCAATCCGATCAAGGATTCCGGCTATCTGATCGAGCTTGTCAGGGATCGATGACCCCGGCCCCCGGGTCAGGAGCCGACTTTCTGTTGCGTTGAGTGTTTGTCCGAACGTCCCGTCGTTGCGTTTTGTAACATTTTTATTTGCGCCATTGACGCTCAAATTGATGTCATTCGAGAACTCATCACTCAACCCGCCGCCGATTCCTACCATGCGCTCTTTGAACTTTTTGGAGAACTGCTCTCCGAGATTTGCCCCGATTTCGCCGATTGTTTCAGCCAGTTGCTTTTCCCGATCGCTGAGCGTGCGTCCTGCGATGTCTGGAAGTGCCGTCAGCGATGACTCAAACCCTGCAAGATATGAACGCCCTGAAATTTCTCCGAGCTGCCCCAGCACATCTGATGTGCCACCGCTGGCGATAAAGTCCCATAACGCCGTGAATGCGTCGCTAATCTTCGTGACGTGATTTGATACAACAGTGAATGCGAGCACGAGCCCGTCTCGAATCAGGTTCACAAAGTTCTCTCCGAACCATGTCGCGTACGCTGGAATCACTTCCGTCAATGCGTGCATGATCGCACCGGAAATCTGCAGCATGTACAGTTCCGTCTGTGCAACCACCAGCGACCAGACACTATCAAGATTCGTCAGGATCACCTCAAAGAACGTGAACGCTCCGACCATCAGGTTGACGCCAGCGATCACTTTTTCCTTAACCCAATCCATGATCGGCCCGATGTTGGCCAGCACTTCTTCCGCGTAGGCTACTGCAGGAACTAGCAGCGTCTGCAATGATTCAGCCAGCGTCTGGATGCCGGCGGAAATCAATATCCGCACTGGCGCAAGCAATGCTCCAACCGATTCCATCAGATCACCCACAGCTCCACTGGCCCGTTCTGCCATCCCCGCGACTGTGTTTGACGACTCCGCTTTCGCGTCGAGTCCCCTTTGTGTGAATGCCAGGACTGCCGCCAGCTTCTCCTCCTCGGTCGTCATTGTCTTAATGGCCGGGATGATTTCCCCGAACGCACCGAACTCGCCAGCGAGTGCACCGTTGACGAGCTTCATTGATTCCGCAAGACCGCGACCGCTCGCCTCAGATAATCCGATCGCTGCTTTGGCTGCATCGTCCAGTTGATCAGCGTTGACGCCCAACATGCTGGCCTGTTTCATCAGCCCGATAGTCACTTCATCACCAACGCCCGTGAGCTTCTGCATATCGCCTGCAAATTTTTGCAGCCGTGCGGATTCAACATCAACAGACGCGCCTTGCAATTTTAACGCGACTTCCAACCCCTTTACCGCGTCTGCTTGCTTGTCATACGCTTCGTTTGCAGCCTCGATGCCACCGACGACCGCCATCGCAGATTTAACCGCTGCAAATACCGCCAATAGCGGCCCCATAGATGCCATGAGCCCCTGTGTTGCGGATTTCAGTGAGTTTGTTTTTGTCTCCAACCGACCGAGCGACTTTTCGACGGAAGCCATAGCGGGCTGTGCCTGGTCCTTTCCGCCTATTACAAAGTCGATGCCGTTGGTGCTCATTTGTTCCGCCGCTCTTGTTGTTCGTTCTGAATCAAGTTTTCTTCAGACTTCAAAAGATTCTTGAGTTCAAACCACCAAGCTGATTGATCAAGCAACCCACCCTCCACCGGCAGGTGATGCTCGCTGGCTGTCACTATCTGAATATCTGAGATAAGTTCCTGCCCGATAAACATCGACGGGCATTCAGTTACAACAAATACGCCGTCCTGACATCCATCGCATCCTTCACCGCCACACTCCGGGCATTCGATCTCTGCCGGATGCTCCGCACTGACTATGTTCCTGCATTTCCCGACGCATGATTTACAGAGTTCTCCGCACCTGACGAGAGCGGCGACTCTGACTTTTTTTTATCGTCTGCCGATGGCGTCGCCATTGCTGTGACGGCACCAAACACTTCAATCAGTTCATCCAATGACAACACGTCTCCGATGTTCTCCCGCGTGAATGGAATTGAGTTTCCAGTCTGCGGGTCGATCATGTTTTCCCAGCCTGTCAAACAGACTTCGGCTGCATTCAGTGCCCCTTCAATCTTGTCCTCTGGAGCCTCAGCCTTTTTCATCGCATCCATTGCCGTCATCAGTTTTCTCTGCTGATTGAGCGTCAATGTCCGAGCGAAGATTCTCGGCTGTGTTTCTTTGGGCTTATCAACATCGCACGCCAGCACCATTGTCAGACGCGAAGAGGGATCAAGACTGCGAGGCATAAACTATGTGGCCGCGTTAAAGGTGATGGTGAGTTCCGTATCAACGGCACTTCCAGCCGTTGCCAACCATGTCAGGTCATCCGTCATCATGTCCGAGCGGTTGCCCTGTTGCTTGTTTTCAATCTGTGCTTCCGGTGCGGCAATCACGATCGTCGAATTGCCCGTGCCGTTGAGTGTGATCGACAGGGCTTCCGGCGTACTGGTGAGCCATTTTGCATCGCGGTCCTGAGTGGCAACCAGCACGGATTCCGGATCGGCTGTGATGATCGGAGCCCGATTGGTGACCAGTGCCGACACGTAGCCCGAACGGTCTGAGGCGTTGACGCATTCCCGCATGATCACCGAGTTGCCGGCATCCACTGTCAGGCTTGACGTGCACAGAGCGACCGAGTTCCAGGTCAGCGCCCCGGCAGCGAACCGCAGCGGAATCGTTGTCGGATACGTCGGAGCAATGATCGTCGTGTCCGTTTCGTTGCTGGAGTATTTGCCGGTGAATGTAAATTCGATATACGCCACTTTGCCGGTGTCGAGTTTGATCTGAAACGTGCCCATTGCACCCGACAGTAGCGACCGCTTGCCGTCTTTGTAGTGGCCAATCGTCAGCGTCTTGACATTTGCCCCAGGCCCTGACGAGACAGGCGAAAAGACGCCTGCCGTGTCAACCCAGCCGCAGGCCGGGAGCAGTACGCTTGCCCATGTCGGGATATTCGTGCCGTCGTATGCGACGTCGTGAACAATCTTGCAGGTGCCAATCATTCCCTCGGGGATTGATGGCAAGTAATTGAATCCGCCTTGTCCTTCGCGCCGCGTCATTCCGACTGTCGGCTGAATCTCGAAGTCGCGGGCGTTGTACACACCTTCCGAGCCCGTGAGTGTTTCGGCTGTTCCAATCGTGCCTTCGACCTTTGCGGCGAATACTGAGCGGCGTCTGAGTAGTGGCATTGTTCTTTGATCCTATTTTGAAACCAGGCCACTGGCCCGAAGTACGTTGAGTTTGATTCGTCGTTCGATCTGCTTGGCAAGTTCTGTTGTCGTGGATTTGATTTGAGCGGGCGTCATATCGTTTTTTGCAAATGCTCCCCAGGCCGAGACGCCTTTGAGCTGAATAATTGGCAAGCGTGCTTTACCAGCGCGGATGAATACATGCCCGATCGCTTCCCATTCGAACGCACCGTTGATTCGTTTCCGTCCGCCTTGTTTACTGATTTTGTATGAAACGCCTCGCTTATCCTGGCGAGCCGAGAAACTCTTGAGCGGAAGTCGCCTTGTTTTTCTGAGCTGCACTGTTGAAGTGAGTGAATTCTTACTCGCCTTCATGGCTATCTTCAGAGGCTCTTCGGATTCCTTCTTTTTGATGGCTACTGTCTGCCGAACACTGCGCCCGATCTCCAGTTTCGTTTTCTTCGCTGTCGCGTTGATGGCTGCAGCGATCTCTGTTCCCATTAGTTTTTTTGCCCGGTCTGTGGCCTCTCTCAGCCTTGCGAGCTGCTTCTGGTTGATTTCGATAGCGATCATTTCTGTCGTCGCCTCTCATTCGTTCAAGGTTCAGGACTGGTTCGCGATACTGCTCAACCCCGTCCCTTGAAATACTCCATGTCCCGTTGTCGTTATACGCCAGCCTCATCACGCTCTCACTGTGTACGGGTCGCCCTCGCTCACTCGATACGTCACCATCAGCGGAATTGCGATTCCGTCATATCCGCCGTCCGATGTGGCTGTCTGCTGCGGCCCAAAGTCCGCATTGATTGCGTTGTTGTCGAAGGTGTGCCATGTGTCCGCATCTGTCACAATCGCCTTATGAATCTCAGCCTCCATGATGTCTTCATACAGCTCGACGGGCGTTGTGTCCTTTTCGCTGGGAGCGATGTGAACACGAATCAGAAACGTCTGCTGCCAGCACTGAGCTGGCGGATTGCCCGGACAATCCAGATCGTTCACCCGCACCATTTCACCACGAGTCAAAACGATCAGCCCGTGCTGCGGTGAATATGTCGCCAGTTTCGTTGGTCGAACGACACCGACAAACTGATACGCACCAGCACTGCCAGCCACCATTGCCTGCAGTCGCTCGAATATCTCGTCTGAGATACGGGAGACGACAGGCTTTTGGTATGTCACCGGCATATCAGCACCAGCATTCCGTCATCGTGTTCTGTCAGATATTGGATCGACCGCCGTGTTGCTGTCTCCCCAATTCGCACCGCCAACTTAATTTGATCGCCGCCGGTGTTCAGTTCACTGCTGCTGATACCTGTTACAGCATCATTGGCCACACGAACCTCGAACTCTGGCACGATCTGTTCGTCCGGATTGAATGTCGCAACCTGATTCCGAACAACCACCGCCTTGATTTCCCGAGGCGTTGCGGCAGTCCCGAATCGATGCGGGTAGTATGTGACCGACTCGGCGAAATGATCCGAGTTCAGAAACACGCTCCCCGCGTCGGTTGCGATTCTTGCTGCCAGTGTCATTGTTTACCGTCGTGAAACGATTTTGATGTAATCGACCACAACGCTGTTCGCGTTTGCGTCCGACGTCTTCTGCAACTGTACATACGGCTGCAGTCCAGCAGTGTACCCGCTCATATCGAACGTAGTAGATGTTGCCACCTGAACCCCGTCGATGTAAAACTTTACGTTTGACGTGCCTCCGCTGAAGTCGATCACAAAACGCTTGTAAGCGTTAATCAGTGTTGTTCCTGTAGCTTTGTCGTCCAGGTCCGTTGTTCCGTCATCTGTCTCGACGACAACTGCAGTTGTGCTGCCTGACCCAATGACGCGAAAGCTGGCATGAGCCGTGATTGAATCGATCGCGTCATTACGAGCAGACGCAAGACCAAACGCCAGTGATGTGGTCGCATCCACTGCGGCCTGTCCCATCTTGACGGCCATTTCGATTCGCAGCAGTTTATCAATGTCGAAATTCAGTCGATCTGACATGAACAGGCATACATTTTGTGCTTCGGCCTGCGTGTCAAATGCGAGCGTTGCTTCGCCGTTGATTCCACCAACCGTGTAAGTAGGTGTTCCTGCTGACGAAGTGTCCGCGATATCCCAGATATCGCTTCCGGCTGGTGACGCAGTCAGCGACTGCGAGCCAAGGAAATCTTCACAATATTCTACAAAATCCTGAATACCTGCCATGATCAATTACCTTTCACAAAACGGTCATCGCATTCCGCTACCGTGGGAGATGCTTTCAAAAGAGCGGCGAGCCACACGGCCCGCCGCTGGGTCAAACGATCAGAGCATTACGCTCCAGCGTGCTTGTACAGACCACGGAAGTCGATTGCAGCGACACCGAATGTCTGACGAACTTTGTACTTGTAGACGTCCTTGTCGAAGTCCCATTCGTTCTCAAGGACCGGCGACTGCTCGCCTTCCAGGAATGTGATTTCGACCGTATCCACCTGGTTGTTGCTGGCAGCCAGGTAGAACGCGGTTGCACTCGCAGCGTCCAGAACAGGTTCCACGATCACTTTCAACGGTCGATCAGCGTTCGGCCCGTAGATGTTTTTCGTGTTGCTGTTACCAGCCGCCGAGCCACCGACTGCCGGATCAGCCATCGAACCAACCAGTTGCAATGCGGTTGCCGACAGTGCAGCAGGAACGATCAGGAATGACGGCTGGATGTTCAGAATCACATCTGACCGCAAGCCCTTTTTGGTCATCATGCTCAGGAATGCGGCGTTGAGCGTTGCTGTGGTCGGCACAGCGCTGCCTGTTGCCAGGTTCGCATGTCCGCCTGCTGTGGTCTGCGCCGTTGCATTGAACAACGCTCCACCGTCACCCATTGCCGCATTGGCTGTGATAACGCCGTACACGGCCTGATTCTGCAATCGGCGGCACGCAGCCCCCTGCATTGCTGGAATACGGCTGATGGCATCGAGGTCATCATTAACAACCGTTTCCCATGTGATGGTAAACATGTTGCCGTACTTGTGGATCTGATACGACTCTTTCGAATCGCTCATTCCTGCATCTTTGTACTCTTTGCCTTCCGGGACCATTTCCGGCGTGCCCATTTCACTGAATCGAATCCGGTTCAGTGTCTTGAAGTCAGCCGTTGTTCCTGCGTTGCGTGCCCACATCTCCCATGTGTAGGGAGCTTCGTCGTAGCCCGCAAGCAGCGTCTTGTTCGCTGCATCAAGCAGCAGGCTTGAGAATGAGCCGGTCGTGTGGTACGCATCGCGCTGGACGCGATACCGATTCGCTGTTCCCGGATGACCCATCGCAACCAGTGCGATGTCTTTCGGAGCCATGCGGCGAACATCGCAGCCGAGTTTCGTCGCGTACATTTCCGCCACTCGACTCAACTTCATGTTGAGGAAGTCCTCATGACCTGCGGCCGGATTCTTCAGAGTCTGATTGCGGATGCCACCCGCTCGCAGCGTTCGCATGATCAACCCATCACGGGCGGCTGCGAATTCTTTGTCGTCGGCTGATTCTGTGATGGTGACGCGATCCGTACTCTGACCGGCTGGTTTTGTGGCCATGCGATGCAAGATCCTTTCTCGGGCAGCATTGAGGTCAACACCGTCGTCACACAGTGCGTCAGCGAATGACCGCTCAATCTTGTGTGCCGTGCAAAGTGACTGAATTTCCTTGCGGCGTTTCGCGTCGGTCTTCAAGGCCCGTGCGATGGCTTCTTCAACTTTCTTCACGTCTTCTTCCGGCTTGGTTTCTTCGGCCATGTTCTCGACCTTTTCTTCTGGTTCTGTGGCTGGAGCTTCCTCCATTTTTTCGATCTCTGCTGGTGGCTCCGCTGCCTCCGGCTTCAGTTTTCCAATGACCCATGCCAACACTTGACTCGGATCTGTGATGCCTTCAGGGAGCCCCATTTCTGTAAGCTGGCCCAATAGTGCCTCGTCCATTCTTTTCACCTTTCGATTGAGGTCTGTATAGGACCGTCGGACAGTGGATAGCTCGTCTGCACCTGTGGCACAGATCGATGCGTTATGTGGTTGCCATCGAGTGTGAATGACGGCTGGACCTTCAATGATTGCTCCGCGCGATGTCGTGAACGATTGGCCGCGAGGAATAAACAGTGACTCAAGTGGAAGTGCAGTGATTGAAAAGTCTGTGATGTGCCCTTCGTTCATTCGCTGGCATATCAGTTGAGCTTCCGGATCACTGGCGAATGATGGCGAGCCGTGCAATTCGCCACCGACTACCTGTAGCCCGCGAATGCTGCCGAAGATGTTTCGGACTGTGCTGTCGTCGTGCGAATCGACAATCGGGATCTGAGCCTGATTCGCTCGCAGGATCACGCCTTCCATCAGCAGCACTTCGCTGATGACATAGCCGCGTTCTTCGTCGTATCGCCGGACGGGCGATTCTGTGGCAATCACAACGTCAGTGACGCCTTCCGCAAATCCGACCGAGCGCAGCACCACGTTGGATTCTTTCAGCGGCGGCAGTTT